GTGGAGACACCTTCGGGCCCGTGCTGCGCTTTGACGTCGTCCATGACGGCGCGGAACCGCTCGTCGCGGCTCTGCGGCGCCTGCTGNTCCTCGGGCTTCGCGTCCGACGGCACGAGNGTGGAGCCGCTCGNCCCCAGCGACGGCGTCGCCCGCTTCGCCGCCTCCTCCTGCTGCGTCTCGATCTCCTTGAGCTTCTGCTTGAGCGTCTCGTTCTGCCCCACCAGGTCCAGCCGCTCCTGCGCCATCTGCATCGGGTCGATCTTCGACGGATCGGCGTACTTCATCGCCTCTTCGTGCCACTTCCGCGCCGCCTCGATCTTGTCGGGCGGCATCACGAACTGGAGCGTCCGCCACATCACGTCGGCCGCCGCCCGCTGCCGGGCGTCGAGCGACTCCTGCGTCCGCTTGGCGTAGTCCTCCGCCACCTTGCTGAACTGCTGCGTCCACGGCACTAGGACCGACTGCTGGAGGTGCTGCGCGATCGACTGCGTGAACGCCTGCTTCTCCTGCGGGGTCAGCCACTCGTAGCCCGGCTGCTGCTGCGCGACCTGCTGCGCCTGCTGCTGGACGCCTTGGGCCCCCGCCTGCGCGGGCTGGCCGTTCGACTGCGCCCACGACCGGATCGTCGCCTCGTTGGTCGTGTACCAGTCGAGGACGGGCTTGGCCTGCGTCACGTAGGCCTCGTACTGCTTGACGGTCGCCTGGAGCGCCTGGAGGCCCTCGGACTGCTTCCGCAGCTCCCCGAGTTCCTTGCCCTGCTCGCCGAGCTTCTGCTCNAGCGCCGCATGCGCCGCCTCGGCTTCCTCGTGCGTCTTGAACTTCGCCATCTCGTTCTCCCCTTGGCTCCCCTGGGACCCGTGGGCGATGATCTGCGGCCCGAAACGAGAAACGCCCTGATCCCCCCTTGCGCAAGGAATCAGGGCGTCTCGTCCAGCCTCAGCCGCCGAGCGGGGAGCTACCCCGCCCGGTGGGCCGCACTCATCGTCCTACATGGCTTCCCCAGGACCTGCGGTGGTCACCATGTGCGCTGCATCGGCGGCGCCGGTTGCCTGACGATCCAGACCGCGCCGCGTCACTTGTCCTCGTCCTTCTTGTCGCCCCGGAGCACGGCGATTGCCGCCGCGATCCGACCCTTGACCTGCTCGTCCGCTTCTTTGCCGAAGGCCGACTCCAGCCGCTCGAGCGCCTGGGCCACGTCCTCGGTGGACGCGCCGCGGCGCTGCGCGAGGAAGCCCGCCAGCCGCTGGTGCAGCGGCTCGGCGTCCCGCGCGGTCTGGGAGAGGCCCTCGACGAGGGGCAGCATCGCTACGTGCCGCCCGCCCGCTTCGTGGTGACGTTGCCGCTCTTGGCGACGTCCTTGAGCGGCGACTTGATCGCGCTGCCGGACTCGTATTTCTGCGTGGGCGCGTTGCTCTTGGGCTTCATCGCACTCCTTTCATCGGCGGCGCATCGAGCGCCGGTGCGAGCGGCGGGCGTCGCGCCGGAAGTCGCCTTCCGAGTGCATCGCCCCCGTCTTCATGTTCTTGGCCTCGACCACGGTCCCCTTGCCGCGGAACGCGAGTCTGACCGGCCCNTTGGAGGTCTGCTTCACGCGGTAGCGAGCGCCGCGGAGCGGCATCAGTTGACCCCGCCCAGGAAGATCCCGCGGGAGGTCACCAGCGTCCAGTGGAACGCCGGCACCACCACGCCGCTGATCTGGAACGGGCGGTCGTAGACCGGGAAGGACCATGCGAAGAAGAGCGGCTGGATCGGCCCTATGTGCCAGGCTGTCATACCGGCCCCGCCGCTCCGGAGAGCATCTGTTTGAGCAGGATGATCGGGAGCCCCCCGCCCATGGCCCCGCCCTGAGGCCCGGGCATCGCCGGCGTCGGCATCGGCAGCCCGCCCGGCATCGGCAGGGGACCCGGCGGCACCATCGGCGGCATCGGCGGGCGGGCCAGCGGTGACGGGAACGGCAGGGGACCCGCGCCGGGCGGCAGTGCCCCCGGCATCGCCCCGAGCATGGCTCCCGGCATCGGCGGCGCGGCGCCGGGAAGCCCCGGCCCCATCGGGCCACCGCCTGGGCCACCCATCAGCGACTGGATGCGCGCCAAGAGCATCACGCGGTCGAGGTCGCCCATCTGGCCCTGGAGCATGGTCGAGGCCGAGGGTTGCGCGCCGGAACTTCCCTGCCGCTTGCGGGAGAGCCCCAGAACTTGGGAGATCTCGCGGAGCCCGGCGCCGGCGAGCAGGCCGGTGGCGAAGGCGTCCTCGCCTCCGCCCTGGTCTGGCGGTCCACCGATCCCGAGCGGCATCAGCGGCTCCTCATCTGCTCCGTAGCATGGGCATCCTGACACGCCGATGCAAGAAGTTTTTTGAGGATCACCGCTTCTCCCCGGCCGACTTCGCCAGCGCCTGGGACACCTCGGGCGGCACCGTCGCGCGCTCTTCGCGGGCGCGCTTGAGCATCTCCTCGGGGTTCGGGAAGTCCGCCGCGCGCAGCACGTCCACGCCCGGCGCCAGCGCGGCTTTGTAGAGGTCCATCATGAGCTGCGCGCGCTTGAGCCGGCTGCCCGGCGCCGAGGAGCCCGGCGACACCAGGAAGCGCACGTAGCGCAGCGCCTCCCGACGCTTCTCGGGCTCGATCGGTCGGCCGTCGTCGTCCACGAAGAACTCCTGCCGCTTGATCGCGTACTCGATCGCGTCGCCGCTGGGGCCCACGAGATGCACCACGCGGTCGGAGGGGAAGAACTGGAACACGCGGCTCAGGAGCTTGTTGCCGACGCGAACGAAGAAGTCCTCCAGCCGTGACGCCCGCGAGCGCGTCATGAGGTTGGCGCCCTCCTGCAAGCCCTCGATCGCCTGGCCCGACTGCAAGGACCCCGGCGTCTCGCCGAGGGTCACGTCCGTCACGCCCGTGAGGAGCTGCGCGAAGGTGAAGATCGCCCGCGAGAGGTTGATCTTGTCGGTGCCGAACACGGGCGGCGGCTGGATCGTCAACGCGGCGTTCCGGTTGCGCTTCCGCATGATGATCGACCCGGCGATCTTCTGAAGCTTCTCCCAGACCTTCGGTTCCAGGGCGTCGTGGTCCCCGATCACCGACAGGAAGTTGCTCAGGAGCTGGTTCTCCACCAGGCCGTCCATGATCTGGTTGAAGGACAACTGCAAGCGCATGAGCCGGCGAGGCTCGGAGGACCCGTAGGGGTGCTCCGGATCGACGATCCAGTCGTACCAGTCGATCGGCGGCACGCCGTCCCAGTACGGGTTCGGCCCGTCCCAGAGGATCAGGTCCCGGGTCTTGAGGATCATGCGCCCGCCGGGGAAGAGCAGCGTGCCGTCGCCGTTCCGCCGGCGGTCGTTGATGAGGCATTCCCGCACCATGGCGCGCGGCAGCGCCTCGCTCTGGCCGCTCCGGCGCCCCAGTAGGTCGTTCAGGGGCGACAGGATCGTCCGGGCCTTGGCCTGCTCGCGGGTCTCGGACAGCACGGCGTCGGCCTTGACCTCGGCGCCGCGCGCCAGGAAGCGCGCCCGCAGGTCGTCCAGCGCCCGCACCCGGTCGATGAAGAGGTAGTCCCCCGACCCGACGAGCGCCGCCTCCTTGACCATCGGGTCGAAGACCACCTGCTTGATGCCGAGCACCTCCATGACGAAGCTGTCCGTCACCATGTCGTAGCCGGTGTAGAGGCCGGCCGAGGCGTTGATCGCGGCGGTGTGGCACATCTTGAAGGTCTGCCGCTGCATCTTCTCGTCTTCCCAGACGGCCGAGATGACCGGCTGCGCCACCTGGGCGACCTTCTTGAGCCCGAGCTTCTTGTTCTCCACCCGGATGATCGGGCGGTTGTCGGTCAGCTGCGCGACCATGCGGTCGATGAACGCCTGGATGAAGTTGGCCTCGAAGTACGGGTCGCGGTCGGCCGGCCCCCCCTCGCCCCGGTAGAGTCTGAGATCGCGTTCGAGGTCGACGTCCTTGACCCAGCGGTCGCGCGCCTTCTTGCCCTCGTCGTAGAGCGCGTCCAGCTCGTCGATGAGCTTGCGCTCCTCGGCCGAGTTTCGCCGGGTCTGGCCGAGAGCGTCCACGCGCTCCGTGAGCAGGCGCGCCACCGTCGGTTAGCCCTCCGGGGTTCCGGCCAGCATCGCCTGGCGGAGCGCCACGGTGTCGAGCAACGTCGGCGCGGGCGGCGGCGACGGCGTGGGCGCGGCCTGGGGCTGGCGCCCCCGGAACGGTGTCTGGGGTCGGCGCTGGTGGAGGTCCTCCAGGAACGCCTTGCGCCCGCAGCCGGGGCCGTCCTCGGGATCGGGGCAATACTTCTGCCCGCGGCGGACGGCCTGGAACGCGCCCCCGCAGTAGAGGCATGTCCCGGTCGCTCCGGCGGCGACCTGGCCCGGCGAGGCGGCCGGCGGCGCCGCGATCTCGTCCAGCACGGTCTCGCTGGCCATCACGGCGGTCTCGCCGCGCTCGTGCGCTAGGTGGATGTAGGACATCAGGTACTGCCAGGGCCGCGCCCCGTTGTCCAGACACAGCTCGCGGATCAGGTCGGCCTGGTCCTGCGGGAGATGACGCAGGAACAGGCTGGCGGCGTCGTCGAGGCTCGGTGGCGACGGCGCCCCGGCCGTCGTCGAGCCGCCCTCCGGCCTCGGTTCCAGCGCCTCCATGACCAGCAGCGCAGCCGCCTCGGCCATCGCCACATGGCGCCCGTCCGCCACCACCCGGAGACGATCCTTGGTCTGCTCGCTGAAGTAGGACCAGATCTTATCGGCCATCATGCCTCTCCTGTCTCTGCCGTAGTGAGACCAAGGCCCATAGCGTACTGGCGCAGCGACTCCGTGCAGCCGTCGATCCAGTCCTGCGCCGAGGCCAGGAAACACCCAGGCTGCTGGCACTCATCGTGGTGCCGCTGGACGTGACACAGTGGGCATCCAACGGGGCTCACCCCATTGTCAAGCGCTCGCCCAGAGATCATTGCCCACGCTCGGAGTAAGGGGTCGAATCCCTCACGATCATGGGCGTTACCGAGGCGCAGTTCGTCCGCGACATGCGCCGCTGCGGCCGCTCCGCCCCGCGACACAAGATGTCCGAGCCCACGCGCCTCGACGGTCGCACGGAGTGCGTCCCAATGCGGCTGGCACCATTTCTGGATCTCCATCGTCACGCTCTCCATGGCCCCAACGCTAGCATGTCGTGGTCGTGTTCGTCACGTAGGTCCGCGTCCACGTCGTGGACCGCCCAGGACGCCGCAGCCTCCGGCTCGGCCCCTGGCGCCAGCTCCTCGACGTCCCACCGTTCGTCCCGGGCGGCGATCAGGGCCAGCATCCAGCC